CATCTATCAATTCCTTAGTCCTAACATATTGGTTTTGCAACTGACCTTGTAAAGTTTTCATCTCATCTTTTATTGTTTCGTTTTCTTTGGTCAGTCTCTTGATAGTTTCTCTATCAATCATAGTCTGTACTTTGTATTCATGTAATGATTTAGCCATAGTATCCTCCATATTCTAGTATTGGTATCAATAGTAGCATCATTACTACTATTCCTATCAGTAACCAAAAGGTATTCTCAGGTAGTTTCATTAGCCTTGCTCCTCTATTTGTTTAAAGTATTTTCCCACTTGAATTACTTGGTCTGCTGTGGCACTGGACATTATCTGATTAGCTAATCCAGACACCCATTGTACATTCCCTTTTACATATCCTTTATTAGGTACAATTCTATCTAGTGTAGGGGATTCATCTATCCTCTTACCATCACCTCTCTTGAAAGTAAATTCTAATGCTGGACACTTGTTATCTTTAGGAAAAATATCTTGTAAGTATTTGGAATCTAAATTAAATTCTATGTTATTATCTCTAGCCTTAGCTTTTAATTTAGAACAAGACGAATAGAAAAATCTTTTAGTTCCTATAGCTGGTTTACTCCTACCCTCTCTTTGCATCCACTTTCTTTGATACTCTCTTTGTTTATCTGGATCACTATACGGCATCTTCATTCTCCATAAACTCATTATCAAGTTGAGACATTCTACCAGTTTGCCTATCATAATATAACTTACAGGCAATACCAGTGTCTCCAGTATACCTATTCTTTAATATTCTAAGTACAGTTGTATTGGATTCTGTTTCATCTCCTGCCTGTTGATTACGTTCCAATGCTATAACACTATCAGATAGATGTGCTATGCTGGCTGAACCTCTAAGGTGAGACAGAGATACCTCTCTACCATCCTCATGTCCTTTGTCTCCAGTAGGTCTTCTAAGATGGGATACAAGTAGCAACGCTATACCTGTCTCCTCTACCAATGATCTTAACTTGGTCATTAGAATATCAATAGACTTTCTTTCATCACCATTGTCCTCTTGTCCTGATACCAGAATAGATAGGTGATCTAGAAATACCCACTTACAATCCAGAGCCTTTGCCATAAACCTTACTCTATCAAGTATGTCATCGTTAGATATAGAACCAAAGTGATCAAAGGCATAGAACCTTCCAGTACCTACTGTAGCATCTCGCCACTCTCTTAGTTGTTGAGGTGTAAACTTATCTCGTATCTCCTTAATATACAATCTAGCATTAGCTTCAACAGACATAAGATTAAAAGCTGTATTCTTTATGTTCTCCTCCATTGCAAGAACACCTATGCTATCATTGGTACTCATCATAATATGATGCATAAGCTCTCGAATGATACTGCTCTTACCCATACCAGCACCGCTTGTAAAGGTGACAAGCTCTCCTGTCCTAATACCATAGGTCTTATCATTTAGATCAGGCCAAGGATAGAGACAAGTTTCGCAAAAGTCTTCTTCAAATAAACTATCACCAAGATCAGCTAGATTTACAATACCTGCTGGTGTATAGGCTTTAGCATTCCACCATGCCTGTGTAAAAGCTTCTGCCTTACCAACCTTTAGGTAATCATTAGCATCTTTTAGTTCTAGATTAACAACCTTACATTTGTTGGGTTCAAAGAGTTGAGCTACCTTTCTGGCAGACTCTTTACCCGGCTCATCGTTATCAAAACACAGTACTACAGTATCAAACTTGTTAAGGTACTCAAAAGATTTCTTACAGTTCTGTAAAGCTGATGCTGCTCCATTCATAATAGAAACAACAGGCCACTTACTACCCAACATTTGATAGGCAGACATAGCATCTATCTCACCTTCGCATACAGTAATATACTTTCCGCCTTGATTGAATAAGTTCTGACCAAACAATGCGCTACTACCTATGTTTCCTTCTGACCAAAACTTTTTACCTTGTACCTCACGTACCTTATTGGCAACATGATTACCATCCTTATCGTAGTACTGATAGATATGGTGGGTAACTACGTTATCTGTTTTCTTTATCTGAGTACCATACTTCTTGGCAGTATCTCTAGATATTTTTCTATCTGGAATATCGGACAATAAACCAGTAGTCTTTACTATCGGACTTGTTTCAGACATTTTGACTATCCTCTGCTCTTGAGTTTTACTCTCTCCAAATCTAGTCTTACAAACAAAGCAATATGAATGCCCTTCTCTATGCTCTACCTTACCATCACTTGAGCCACAATCAGGACACTCCCCTCTATCTAACCATACTCTAGTCATTAGTTTACCTTTCGTATTTTATATCGGGGATCAGTATTTACCCTCATGTTTTTACAGAGATCATAACGATACTTGACCTCATCTTTTGCTTCTCTCTTGTTACTAAACAAACCAACAGAAATATTCTTGTTTGGTTTTTCTAGATAGACTTCCCATTCAGACATCAGTATAAGACTCCTTCCATAAGTTATGTACAAAAGCTTCTTTATCCTCCATGACCTCATCTATTTCTTGTTTAGCTAACTTCTTTGCTTCCTTTTGTGTATACCCCTCCTCTCTGTATTGTCTAACAAGATCGTTAAATAAATATTTTCTTTCTTTCTGCCATAAATTTTTAGTCATCTATCTCTACCCATTCTTTGTTTGCTTTGTTTTGTTGTGCAATAGACAAATCATCTCTAAGTTTTATTATTGTATCATCTCTTTCTTTTAGATGTTGTTTTAATATATTAATTTGTTTTAATAATATATCTATATCTTTTATAGTCATATAATTATACCTTAGTAATTATCTATTTAAGTAATAATATAAGTAATATTATACACTAATTATTTACCCTTGTCAAGATAGAATATATGCTTACCTATTTTATCTAGTCTAATAAACCTACTTTTTTTAGACCAATCAGGCTTGACATAGGTAGCATGATAGTGTGTAGAGTTAAGGGTATCCCTCATTACTACACCCATCAGTGACATTTCTGCAACGGCAATAGATTTTTTTAATGATACCATATCATTAAACATCTCAGGCTTACCATCACACCAGTAAGAGAACTGACATTTATTTTTTACTGGATGTCCCTCCCAATATTTTCCTTGATGTACTACACTACATATAGTATTAGGATACCTTTTACTATACACCCTGTTGAGTATGGTATTAGCTACAGCTATCATTCCCATCAGTGGCTCTGATCTAGCTTCATGGTATATAGCTTCAACCAAACAAGTAAAGTCATCTTCATCTGCTTTTGCTATAGGCATGAAAGCAAACATCATAAGTATAATACTAATTATAAATTTCAATGTACCCTCAACACTTTAAAGTCTTTATCAAATTCTAATCCCATAATTTCTAAACATTCCCAAGCCTCGTGGGATGTTTCAAAGTATTCAATACCCTCTCCTGTGTCATCAGGCATACAAGAGTATGACTCTATATCACTAGGTACAGGTACGTGTACAATTATAAAGGACATTCTAACCTCCTAATAGCATTAGTAATAGTATAATTAAATCCATGTTACCCTCCTGTATAAAGTATTATGTCTGCTACATCTAACAAAACAGGTGCAGTAGTGACTGCTAAAAATAAAAGTAATATCATTCTCCTACTCCTCCTACATTTTCTCTTATAATATCATTGTGATTTAATTCAGCCCAATAAATCTCAAGGGCTTCTGTATTTCTATGAGCTATAAACTTATGCATCTCACCTGCTGGTACTATAGATGTTTCTCCAGCATGGAGATGTGTGCTATCACATAGTCCATAGTCCTTCCATCTCTGTATCTCTAACCAACCAGAGATAACATAAAACATATTAATCTTAGATTGATGTTTATGTTGAGAACAATAGCCATCTTTATTAACACTAATCCTATGTATCTCTACTGCTGGTGACTGTAGGATAGGGGATGTACTCCCCCATACTTTGCCTTCAATTATGCTCACTTACTTCTCCTTTCTTTAAATGATAAGAACGATTGCCTTCTTGTAATCTAAAAAGAATAAAGGGTTTACCCTCAAAATCAGGGAGGGTTATTGACTTGGCATTAGGATTAGGTCTTTGCTTATCAACATAAATCCATTCAACATTAGGATTACCTTCTGTCTGTTTACCAACCTCATCAAAGAACTCTTTATTATCTATATAAAATATAAGATTTGATACCATAGAAATTATCATAAACATTTCTTTATCCTAAAATAGTGTAGCATTTTTATCCATGA